TAGTATTCATCGGTCTTGGGATTATAACCCTCTTGAATTAATTTTTGGTCTATAGCAAACGCAGCTAATGTCATAATTTCGTCTTCACCAAACCAAGCATTTTTTTCAACCCAAGCTTCTTGTTTTTCATCAAGTTTTGGTGGTGGCTGATAACCTGGAACAGGTTGTTGCACATTTTGTTGTATTTCTGTTGGTTGTGCTTGTTGTAGAATTGGCTCTTGTTCTAATGCAACTTTAGAGGCATTTACCTTTGCTTCTTCTACAGCTATTTTTGCTAACACCTCTTGTGCTTTAGCGACTTTATCGTAATCTTGTACCTCATGTGCAGACTTTAATGCTGTAGTAGCTTGCTGTTTTTGTGACTTAAGCCTGTTTTCTGCCTCCATAAGATAAGATTTATCTAAACTAGATGTTTTTGCTTTCAACTGCTCATTCTCAGCCGCAGTTCTTTTTGCATATTCGTAAGCTGATTCTTGACCTCTTTCTGCTTCTCGCAGTTTTCTAGTCAAAGTGTTTATTCTTTTTTGTACGCTTTTTGAATAATCTTCTAGTTCTTCTTCTTTTTTAGCCTCTGGCGTATCAGAAACATCTTCTATCTGTGCCTCTGCTTCTTCATCAACAGGTTCTCTAGGTATTTCTGTTTTAGCTTGAGCCTCTTCAACTGGCTCGATCTCTACGACCTCACCTTCTTCAACCTCTGTTTCTTCTACTACTTTTGCATTTTCTTCTGCCATTTTATCTCCTTATACTGCAAGAATATCATCTGGATCAAGTATAGTTGCTATGACTTCATCATCGTTGATAATCCGACATTCGGATTCATCACCAAGTCTAAATCTAGCTCCTGCGTATCTACCAATTAATACCCATTGTTTTTCCTGACACCATGGTTCTGCAAACTTACTTGCGTCTTTATAGCAATCAGGACCCATTTTTACCACATAACCAACTACAGTAGCTAAAGATTCTCTGTCTACTGTTTGTTGTACTAAGTGTATGCCACCTTCAGTAACCGCTTTGCCTTTGTAAGGTAGTATGAGTATCCTCCAACCTGTAGGTTGTGGCATACGGTCTAAAAATGATTTTTCTAATAAAGTTGGATCTAATACCCGTGCAGACTCTTTTACATATGCAGGGTTTTCTTTTGGTTGTGCTCCACCATCCTCTGTTGGTGTTTCGATTGTTTTGGGTTGTTTTTGGTTTTGCTCTGCCTCTATAGACCTAGCAACATGATCAGGTACCTGTATCTTTGATGTCATCGTCTTGTGTTTTTCCTAGCAGTTCTCTAAATATATTTTCTGCATCGGCTAGAGAACTGTAACGCCCTCGCAGAAATTCGTATTGTGCAAAATCGCTACACCCAGCAAGCATAGCGTCTTTCGTGTCCTCTCTTCTAGCTTCTATTTCTTTTATAAATTTTTTAGCAAGCCAAATCGAGTCCATTAATAAATACCAGAAAACTTACCACCAAATTCGGCTATGCCCATTCCTCTGGCTTTACCTTTGCCCATACCAGGCTTTGGAGTAGTATTAGTATCAAATGTGCCTTCGTTAGTTTTTAAAGACACGTTGCCTTTATTACTATAGCCATTTTTATTTTTTAATACTTTTGGGGTTTTCTGTTGACTTATTTCTGTTCTTTTAATCATGAGCCTTATTATTATGTGTGTTTTTTAAATTTGCAAGTTTTATTTTTTGTTTTCCATTTCCATCATTTTAAATCTTGCTTGTTGTTCTAGTCTTGCTCTAGCTGTTTGATCACGTAATTCTGCTATGTCTTCCATGCTTTCTATTCTTTCTTTGTCAACATTAATTCTACGTTGTGCATCTTGTGACTTACGTTGTTCTTCTTGTAAGAATTGTTGTTGCTCAAGCGAAAGCTCTTGTCCTTTTAGGGCTAACTCTTGTTTTCTTATAGCTACTAAAGGATCTTCATCACTAGGATCTGCTACGCTTTGGCTATATTCAGTAATAAGTTGAGCCATAATTGGTGCAGAAAACTGTGCCAATATATCGCCAGCTTGTTGTACCAACTGCTCTGCTTCTGCTGGATTGGCTTGTTGTGCTTGTTGTTGTGCTTGTTGAAACTGCTGTAAAACATCTGGTGGCATTTGTTGTTCACCTAAGACATCTGCTTTCATTTGTAGATGTTGCATAATATGTGAATGTATTAAGGCTTGCACCTGTGCGTTCATTTGTACGGGCGGTGTCTTTAACAAAGCAATATGTGTAGCTATGTGCGCGTCATGATTTTGTTGACCAAACGCTTGTGCTTGTTGTCCTAGTAGAAGCTTGTTGTTTTCAAAACCAGCTTCTAAAGGTCTAGGATCTGTTGGAGGTGGTGGTGTAAGTATCTGCTCTATGTTATCTACACCGATAGCAGCATACATTCTTTTGTAAGATTCATATATACCATTAGGACCATGCACTTGTGGGTTTGATTGCACTAATGCCATCATTTCTTGTGCCATGGCAATACGCTGAGATTGACTAAATATGTCAGGGTTTGATATGGGGAATATATCAATATTGTCATCAAAATCAGTTAATTTAATAGTCGCATTACCATTGGCAACTGCATAAGGGTATTCTGGTGGTAGATATTCTTTGAATACTTGGGCTAATAATTTAAACTCTTTTTTCTGTGAATTATGTAATCTTTTGTGTATTGCTGATAATACTTTTGTTGATCTTTCTAGCAACGCAAGTGTTGTGCCTACAGGAGCATTAGGATTACCTTGTCCTGTATTTATTTCAGCTATAGAGGCAAACTTTTTACCACCGTCTACTAAGATACCTAGCAAGTTTAATAAAGTACCACTAGGTTCTTTGAATGGTAGTGGTTGGATTGATTCTCTAAGCGATCCACCTGGAGCATCTACATCTCTGAACTCTCCTGGTTGTATAGGTGTATCTTCATCACGTATTCTAATACCTCGTGTTTTAAAGCCAGCAGGTAAGTTTGCTAAAGTACCAGCGTCAATTAATTGTCTAAGAATACTGGTCGAAGCTTTGGATAAACCACCAATCATGTGCGTCAAACCAAAACCATAAAATCCTAAGCCAGGTAAAAATTTAAAATGCACAAAGTATTCTATTTTATTTTTTAAGGGATCATCTTGTGCAAAGTTTCTACGTATAGAAAGTATTTCGTTAGCGTTGGCATCAATTGTCACAATATATGGCAGTTTTACGCCAGTCATTTCACCATCTTCGTCCGTATCTTCAAAGCCATTTAGCTCTAAATTACAATGAACTTCGTATAATATCGATACTTCGCCAGTATCATACGATGCTTCAATGCCTGATAATTTATCTATCTCTACCTTACGATAAAAACCCATAGCCTGTAGTTTTTTTACTTCGTTTTCAGGCATTTTGACCACGTTAGTAATACGAGGGCAAGTTTCTAGGTCTGTGGTGTAATAGGGTACGATTAGATCTTCAGGTGCTACAAACTTAGATACAGCTCTACCTAAACTCTCATCGTAGTAGACTTTTTTAAAGGCTGATCCAGCTAAAGGCAAGTAAAATAGCATTTGGTCTAGTTCTTCATCAAACTCTTCCATAACATGCACAATCTGATAGTTCATAAACTCAGATACTCTTTGTGCTTGTTCTTCTACTGCTGTGTCGTACCTACCAACAACTTGTGTCTTCACGGGTCCACCAGAGGGTAATAATTCTTTGTAGGCTTGTGCTTGGAATGTAGTTACTGCTTCACCCAGAAGTGGATGTATGACACCAGACGCACCTTCAAAAGGTTCAGATCTTTCATCGTCAAACTTCATACCTAAGTATTTAAGTCCATCTGTATAAGTTCTTTCCCAGTCTTCGCGAGATGCTTTGTCTTTTTCTATGCCGTCTACGAGCTCATTAGCTATCTGCATAAGTTCTGATTCTTCCATAGACTCTGCCAAGTTTTCATCAAAACCTGTTTCAGTAGCCTCTTGCAAGCTAGACTCTAGCACTGCACTGCCATCTTCTTGCATGATGAAATCTTCTTCTCTAGCATCTTCAATAGCATTTAAAGCTATCTCCATGCCTTCATCACCTAATGGAACTTGATTTTCTTCGTTGAGTACGGTCGGATTAATTTGTTTTTCTATCGCCATTAATAATATACCCTTCTAACTGGTGCTTTCTCTTGATCTGAATAGTCATCTTCAAGCGAAACTAAACCACCCTCTCTGAATCTCATGAGAGCTTGAGTCATAGTATCACATAAATCATCGTTTTTACCAAAAGGAAATGATGCACACTCCTCTATCATCTCTTCTGCAAACTTACGTTGTGGTGCATACACTAGCTCAGATTCAAATATAGGTGCTACAGAGTGCATACGAGTGGATTTATCGTGCCCTCTAGTAGGTGAATAGTTGACAACAGGTATGCCTAGCCTACGAAGTTCGTGGGTTAGTGGTGTTCCAGAGGCTTTTGACTCAATAAGTGTCATGTCTGGCTCCCAGTATTTGTATTCGTTATAAGCTATGCGTTTGAGCTCTGGAAAGTCCCATCTCCCCTTTTGTGCATCAAGTAAAATAATACAATCTGGTGAATCTGGTGTAGGACGAAAGATACCCCAAGTAGATATAGCAGAGTAATCTGCGTTCTCTTTTTTAGAAAAAGCAGTATCGTAGCTTTGAATAATATAGCTGACAGGTGGTAATGAGTCACTTTCCCAAATGTTCCACCACTCACGTTTAATTATAGATCCCTCTTCAGATGTTGGGTTCTGCATCCATTGTGCGTTCCATTTTTGTACGGGTAAGGATGCTTTTACCTTGTTTAACTCGTCTAGTTGCCAAAACTCTGGCCATAAAGCATTGTTTGTTTCAGGAAATATAGCAGGAAACTCTACAATCTCCCATTGATCTGCTGCTTCTTCTTTCTGTGCATCAAGGAGTTTTGCAGTAAGGTCTATGGTGCTCCATCTAGTCATGACCAATATGATGGCACCACCAGGTTGCAAACGCTGTCTAGGTCCAGAAGTGTACCATTCATAGCAAGATTCTAAAGCACTGGGACTCAAAGCATCTTGTTCTGAGTGTGGATCATCTATGATAAGCAAGTCTGCACCACGACCTG